GGATCCCACCGTACAAGAATCCTACCTTTGTGAAAGTTCGACTTAACCACTTGAATCCTATACTTGATCGAACCTTGCCATCTCCCAAAAGGTGCAGCCATGTAGGCCATGGGAGTGGGGTGTAGTTCATCCCCATTGACGTCATAAAGGTTTGGTGTCACTCTGCAGTTCCATAGAAGCGTGTCTGGTTGTTCGTTCGCATTCATGGTAAACTGCGTCAAGTAAGATTCCCTTTGAGCGAACCTCCTAATGTCCATCTGATCTTCCCCATCCAGTCCAACTGTCCTGGAGTCGATACAAATTTCCTGTTTTGAGTCGAGTGACAATTTGTGTACCGCATCGGCAGCATCAGTATTAGCCATATTACCCGTAGGATTAGGCTTCATGAGCTGGATATCGGATACAACAGGTGGCCTTGAATATCCAAAGTGGACGGCCATATCTCGTGCTGCACCAGCAGCAATCTGGGTAGCCCTTGCGTAAGGGCCAATGCCTGGAACACTGGTTAGTTTCCCAGCTGCTTGTTCGATAGCAGAAGCAGGGGCAGAAATGATACCTTGCCCATACTCATCCATGCGACCAGACTGTGGTGTATAGTTAGCTGCGGTGAGCGTGGTTTGTGCAGTGGGCATAGTCAGCACAACGTCTGATGCCCAAGCATACACAGTGATGGTAACGGGGTCGTTACCTTCATTTGCGTGTTGAAGATTGGTCATTGATTTGATCACAATTTCCCCCATGTCATTTCGATCCGCATTCGACAAAGACATGTAATTGAGCGGCCAGAAAAAGGGTAAATCTAGCTGTCCTCCTGTATTGTTTGTTGGGTTGAGGAAAAAGTGAGGCTTCTGGCTAGCCTGAATAAGATCAACGTTGAGAAAGTTCCGCTCAACAGTAATTCCATCGTAACCAGAATAAGGATTGTAGGATACCAAGGCACGACCGTAATGAAAACTAGTGCCTGATATAACCATCTTAACATGCAGCTTACTTCTAAAGAGCTCGAAGTTAGCAATCTTCTCAGCGACACGAGGATCGTTGAGGAATAGTGCCCATGGATTAAATTTCTCGAATAGCGGTTGACCCATAACCCATGAATAGGTCCCAATAACCGTCGGACGTTGTAAAAACGCACCAAGCGACGAATCTGTAGTTTTTGCAAGATCCATTGTCGCATCCGAACCTGATGCAATTTTCGTACTCCATCCAGCGGACTGGTCCGCAAACGTGGTGATCTGCGCCCCAAGGGACGAGTCACCTTCCTCTTGAATTGTACCCAGAGCCCCACTCTGCGGTACATACTCGAATGTTTCTTCCGGAAACACTTCAACCCACATTTCGAGACAGGGGTCAAAGAAGAATCCTTCAGTGTTCCCTAGGTATTGAGAGACCCAGGACTCTTTAAAAAGTGTATAAAAGTTAGTAATCCAATTTATTTTTCTCAAGGTCAGCTGCACGGATCAGTACAACTGCCTTCAGTGGTTTACTGTTGGCGACTTTACACCAGGAGCTAAATAGCCCCGACCACTACAGTCCATCAACTATGCAAGCAAGATACTTCTGGCAAAACCACAAGCCAAGAAGGATCAGGTATCCAGTACATAGCACGCCTTTTGGTTTTTCCGTAGAATAATGACGACCTAGGCAGGCCTCCAGACAGTTTAAAGACATGACGGTCGGAATGAACTTACCAATCAATATGGCCGACATTGTTTAATAACTTAGCAAACCTCGGAGGAATCCTCGGTTCAC